GGAACTGCATGGAATGGAGATGCAACTTTCCTGAATATTATTGGAAACCCCGTTGCATTTAACGCTACGTTTACTCCTAAAATTGTTTCTGGAGTATATGCCCCAGAAATTGCTACCAGTGGTATTGGATACAAAGTTGGATATCAAGTTAATATTAATGGTAGCACTATTGGTGGGGTTGCCCCAGCAAATGACCTTACCATTACTATCACATCTACAGATGATACTGGAGCTGTTACAGAAATTAGTTCTGCTGGTACTCCTGTAAGTGCAGATGCATTGCAATTCTTCCCGGCAGTTTCTATTAGTGCTCCATTAACAACTTTACTTGGCAATACTTCCACGATTACATATTCTGCTATTGCTAGAATTGAAGTAGATTTTGTTTCCAACCATGGTTTAGTACCAGGAGATACTATTATCTCATCAATTACTTCATCTGGAGTAGGACATAATTTAATTTCTGGACCATTCTTTGTTGATGAAGTTCCTGCATTAGATAAAATTATTTACGTTGCTCGTACTGTAGGTACGGTTTCTTCTGGTATTACAGGAAACGTTTATCCAAGAACAGATTGTTTCTATTCTCATAGACCATTTGATGGAGGAGTTCAATTAGGAACAGGTTCTCCTGCTCATGGAGCGCAGTCAATTAGACAATCTAAAAAGTATATTAGATATCAGTCTGGTAAAGGTATCATGTATACCAGTGGTGCTTTGTTCGCGCCCTCATATGATTTGAGGTCTGTAGAAGCAGACGGAACTGCAGTAGGTAGTATTATTACTGTGGTTACAGATGACTTAAATCACGGTCTACAAGTTGGCGCACAAATTCAATTACTTGGATTAACTACTTCTGGATATAATAATCATTATGTAGTTGCTTCTATTCTTGACGAAATTACTTTCACAGTTATTGCTACCGCGCCATTAGGATCAGCATCTGCTTCCTTTGGTGATCAACCAAGTGTAGCTCTTTACAAATGGAAAGGTGCTACGGTTCGTGCTGGTGCATTTGATGATCAGAATGGTATCTTCTTCCAATACGACGGAAATACAGTTGCAGTTGGTTTAAGATCATCTACATTCCAGATTGCTGGTACAGTAACTGCAACTCCAGACTCTAACGAACTTACTGGAGTTAATACAAAATTCACTGAACAGTTATCTGTTGGTGATAGACTTGTCATTCGTGGTATGAGTCATGTTATCACCAAAATTGATAACAACTCTAGACTGTATATGAACCCAGATTTTAGAGGAGTTTCAACTGCTACTAATGTTAAATCTGCTTTAACAAAAGAAATGGTTATTCCACAAGATCAATGGAATATTGATAGGGCAGACGGAACTGGTAAGTCTGGATATGATATGCAGATCAATAGAATGCAAATGATCGGATTCCAATACTCTTGGTATGGTGCTGGTTTTATTGACTGGATGCTACGTGGTCCTTCCGGTAACTTTATCTTCATTCATAGATTGAGAAATAACAATAGAAACAATGAAGCATTTATGCGTTCCGGTAACTTACCTGTTCGTTACGAAGTTATTAATGAAGGTGCTAAAGGAAAACTTTCATCTGCACTGACTAACATAGAAACTGATTCTTTAACATTAAAAGATTCTAGTTTATTCCCTGACAGTGGAATTATTTTAATTAATAACGAACTCATTAGATATACATCTAATACTTCTAATATTTTATCTGGTCTTACCAGAAGTGCAATTTATACAAACTTTGCTGCTGGTGCTCAAAGAACTTATCTTGCTGGTGCTGCAACTGCTCACGAAAACAACACTGGTGTTGTTTTACTATCCAATACTGCAACCCCACAGATTAATCACTGGGGTTCTGCGTTTATTACCGATGGTGGATTTGATGAAGATCGTGGATACCTCTTCAACTATCAAGAAAAAGAAATTGAGATTACCACATCAAAATCAACTTTGTTCTTGATCAGACTATCACCAAGTGTTTCTAACGCTATTACTGGTGACCTTGGCGAGAGAGAACTAATTAACAGAGCACAGTTACTTCTCAAAAATCTTGAGATTACTGCACAGGGTGGATCAAATTCGCAAGGAATCATTATTGAGGGTGTTCTTAATCCAAGAAACTATCCAACAGATCCAGCAGATGTTACCTGGGCAGGTTTGAATACAGGTGGTGCTGGTGGACAACCATCGTTTGCACAGATTGCATCTGGTGGTGATATTACTTTCATCGGTGGAACATCACCTGTTACAGCAACCAACGCTGTACAGCAAAACTATTATACAAACTATCCAATCTTTAATAAAGCAGATATTGTCGGTGTTCAAATTGGTCACCAAGTAACTGGAGCAGATCTAAAGGGTGGTGTAACGGTTAGCAACATCTTTAATCGCAACTCTTCACAAGTATGGGTTCAGTTATCTGACAGAACAAGACCCGGTAATGCAGGAAGTTCAACATATATATTTGAACAATTAACTGGTGCGGCAACTCCTGGAGAACAGGTATTTGCATTTACTGCATCTCCTGGTAACAGAGACTCTATTGATCTTACAGATCTTAAGGAACTTACCAACACTCCTATCGGTGGTAGAGGTACATTCCCCAACGGTCCAGATGTACTAGCGATCAACGCTTATCTAACTTCTGGTAGCGCAATTAATGCAACGATTAACATTCGTTGGTCCGAAGCACAGGCATAAGGAGTACCCATGGCAGAACCCTCAAGTAGACAAGAACTCAAAGATTATTGTTTAAGGCGTCTCGGTCATCCAGTTCTTGAAATTAACGTAGATGATGATCAACTAGATGACCTGATTGATGATGCTTTCCAATACTATAGAGAGCGTCATTTCGATGGCGTCGAGCATATGTATCTCAAGCATGAGATTACAGCAGACGATGTAACTCGTTTTGATAGTGCGGATGAAACATCATCAACAGCAGCTCCTGATGCTTCCACATGGTTGGCTAGAAAAAACTTTATCGAAGTTCCAGAGCATATCGTTGGTATCTCCAAAGTGATGGGTATCTCATCTAACTTTGCGAGAAACAATCTCTTTGGTATGAATAACCAATACTTCCTGATGGACATCTTTTCGTTCTCGTCAGGATTTGCTTTTGGTAATTTTGATATGTCAAATTACTATATGCTCAAGCAATATTTTGAGACGCTTGACATGATTGTTCAGACTGGATCATTAGTTCAGTTTAGATTTAATCAAAGAGCAGACAGACTATATCTTGATATTGACAAGACAAGAATTGTTGAAGGACATTATTTGTTGATTGATTGTTATCGCTATCTAAATCCAGATGATTTTAATCAGGTCTATAACGATAGTTTTGTTAAGCCGTATCTTACGTCTTTGATTAAGAGACAGTGGGGTCAGAACCTAATCAAGTTTAACAACGTACAACTACCGGGTGGTGTATCACTCAATGGTAGACAGTTGTTTGAAGATGCTCAAAAAGAAATTGATGCTCTCATGGAGAAGAGTTCTTCTTACTATGAACTTCCCCCACTGGATATGATCGGATGAAGAGTATCTATTTTCCACAGCACGGTGGCGTTAATACCGAGCAATCACTTATCCAAAGTTTAGTGGACGAGCAGATTAGATTGTTTGGTAGTGATGTCTACTATCTTCCCCGGAAGATGATTAAAGATGTAGCACTGAATGATATATTGTATTCCGAGTTTACTACTCAATACATGATCGAGATGCTGCTGATCAATGTTGAGGGATTTGGATCGCCATCGGAATTTATTAGTAAGTTCGGTCTACGTATTACTGACGAGATCACGATGGTAGTATCGCAGAACAGATGGAGTCAGGTATTCCAAGAGTTTGCTGATATTACAACTGTGGATGGTAGACCTAATGAGGGCGACCTTATCTATCTACCACTTACTCAAGATCTATATGAGATTAAGTTTGTAGAAAGAGAAGCACCGTTCTATCAGTTAGGTAAGAACTATATCTACACAATGACTGCCGAAATTTACGAACTTGGTAATGACGAGTTTGAAACAGGCATTGAAGAGATTGATGTTATTGAAGAGATCTTTGCTCCTTCGATCACTCTTGCTATGGATACTACTGCAACAACTCATTATTCATTAAGTGAGATTGTAACTGGAGGAACATCAGGAACTACTGCAGAAGTATCATTCTGGGATAGAGATACTCACGAACTTAAACTTATTAATAGAACGGGCAATTTTACTCCAGGAGAAACTATTACTGGTGGTACTAGCGGAACAGTACAGACCAGTGTGACTGTAGATAATCTGTCTCTAGAAAATGTTGCTTATGCTGATAATAAATATATTGAAACAACAGCTGATGATCTTCTCGATTTTACAGAGAGGAATCCATTCGGTGAATTTGGAAACGTTACTGGTGAGTTCTGATGTTAGGTCCACATTTTTATAACGAAGCGATTAGAAAAACAGTAATCAGTTTCGGAACATTATTTAATAATATTGAAATTAGAAAAAAAGATCCTACGACAGGGGATGTTATTGAAGCAGAGAAAGTTCCTCTTGCTTATGGTCCTAAAGCAAAATTTTTGACTCGTCTAGAACAGAATGCTGATGTTACTAACAAAGTAGCAATCACTTTACCAAGATTATACTTTGAAATGTCTGGTCTTAATTATGACAGTTCAAGGAAAACTGCACCTACACAAAAGTATCGTACAGTAATCAATGATGATGGTACTGAAGTAAAAGTACAATACGTTCCAGTTCCATACAATATGGAATTTGAACTTGGTATTATTGCCAAGTCTCAAGATGATGGTCTACAAATCCTTGAGCAAATCCTTCCATACTTTCAACCTAATTTTAATATTACGGTTAATATGATTGCTGATATGAATGAGAAGAAAGATATTTCTATTATTCTTAATGGCATTAGTCACGAAGATGATTGGGATGGTGACTTTTTAGAAAGAAGAAGTATTGTATGGACTCTTAACTTTACCGCAAGATCTTACATCTACGGTCCTTACAGTAAGAGCGGTCTTATCAAGAAAGCAACTGTATACGAAACCATTGGCGATCCCGATGTTGGGAAGAGAGAAATTGCTCTTACATATACACCCAAAGCTTTGGAAGATAAGAATGCTGATGGTGTTATAAATGCTGCTGATGATGCACTTGTCGTCAGTACAGATGACTTTGGATTTAACGAGGGGATTGAATTATTATGAGTACCTTTGAAAATAATATGGAAGATGTATTTGATATTGAAGTTGAAAACAAAGATACTAAAATTGAAGCATCGAAACCAGTTCCAAAAAAAGAAGAGAAAGATCATCAGGATAAAGACTACGAATATTCTAGAGCACAATTGTATAACCTCATAGACAAGGGTCAGGAGGCGTTCAACGGGGCGTTAGAGGTCGCACAGGAGTCAGGGCACCCAAGAGCGTATGAAGTCGCTGTGAACGCCATGAAGCAGGTAGCAGACACTACAGATAAACTACTGGATCTGCAGAAGAAGATGAAGGATCTTGATGCTCCCACAAAAAACTCTGTAAATACCAAGACTACTAATAACTTATTTGTTGGCAGTACTGCAGACTTACAAAAAATGCTAAAGCAAATAAATAAAGGTGAATCTGCCGGGGACTAAATATGAAGTCTTTTAAAGAATTAAGGAATGACATCTCCGAAGGAGCAGCCTGGACAAAAAAATCAGGAAAGAAAAAATCTGGCGGACTTAACGAAAAAGGAAGGAAGTCTTACGAAAGAGAAAATCCAGGATCTGACCTTAAAGCACCAAGCAAGAAGGCTGGAAATCCCAGGAGGGCATCCTTCTGCGCTAGAATGAAGGGGATGAAAGCAAAACTTACTAGCAAGAAAACGTCACGAGATCCTGACAGCAGGATTAATAAATCATTACGTGCTTGGAACTGTTAACATAATTAGATATACTACTATTTTATTGCTATGGGTATGAGATTTAACGCATCAGATATGTCACGTTTAATCAAAGCATGTGAGACTTATCAGGAAAAAACTGGTTCGGAATATATGTGGGATGAATATTCTGGATTGATTAAAAAATTAAACAATTACAAGCAAGAATATTTGCTTGAAAATGAGGAAATCGAAACAAATAAAATATAAGAATATCGTAAATATACCTACATATTACACCCAGTAATATTGTATGACAAGTACCGAATCGAGTAATAAACTAAAATACAATTTTGCTATGTCATCGTTCGCAAGAATGTATGGTGTTAGAGGTATCCATTCCAATAACTCTATACATCGTTTTTGTGTTCTGTGGTCAGAGTCGGATTTAATTCCACCTTTAGGTAATCTCACTACAGTAGATTTTTACTTTAAAGATTTGATAGAGAAAAGTCAGTGAGGATTTATGCGTCGGCATTTTTTATAATAACCCCGATAGTATTAACTATCCTTTGGGGAGTTAACAACGCTTATACGTGAGTAGATATGCAACTATAAATATAGTTGAAACATTGGGAACCTTTGGTAAAAAGACACAAATGAATCCTTTAGTTTTAATCGGTTGCTTCACACCACTGGTTATGATTTTTTTAGTAATGAAACTTGCGGTATGGGTATCTGCTGTTAATACAGAAAACTCTTATGTCGGAAAAGAACCTTTCAGAAAAAGAGGACCCTTCGTGGCAGATGCATATGCAGACGTTGATGAAGAGGAAGAGGAATTTACAGATCGCACAGACTATCGATGAAGCGATTAACGAATACTATTCGCTTCAAGGTAAGCCTGTTCCAAATTGGAGGTATATAAAAGATGCGGATTGGTGGATAGAATATCTTAAAAATTTAGGCATAGATCCCCGCAATCCATGAATAAGGAACCTGACTATACAGTAGATTTAACTATAGAAGATATACGTCTCTTACATCATTCTGTACAAGAGACTATTAAATACTGGCCAGGGGCACCCGCAAGACCTGTAGAAGAACAAGAACACTTATGGTTTATAAGAGATTCTTTATACAGAATTATGTTAGATTATAGATTTAATGAATTATGAAATTTGATCTTAATATGGAGGATTATACAATCATCCTCAACGCATTACACTACTATAAAAAAGTAGAAAAGAAAGGAAACTTTAAACAATATAACGAAGACCACGTAAATAAATTAAGGGATAAGTTAGCATATCAATTAATACCTTCCAGAGATAGTGGTAATAGATTATGAATTTATTATTACGTCCTCTTGACTATCCAAGTGATCCTGTATGGTCAGTAATTATTCTGACGATCATTGCTGCTGGATTAGCATTAGGGTATATTGTATACATATTAAACGAAGCATTTGAGGAATTAAGCAATGGCAGGATTGACACCACCAAGCAGGAAGAGCTGCTACAACTTCCGAGTGACGGAGATCAATCGTGTTCTTGATGGCGATACTATCGATGTCACTATTGACCTCGGGTTTGATTTATACAAGAAAGAAAGAGTTAGAATTGCAGGTGTTGATACGCCGGAGAAAAGGACGAGGAATTTAGAGGAGAAAGCACTTGGAATCGACGCAACCGAATGGCTCAAAGCAAAACTCGAAGGCACTTTGGCTGGTGATGATGAGTTGTCTGTTAGGACTGAACTTGTTGGTGGCACTGGGAAATACGGCCGTCTTCTGGGTTGGCTTTACATTGGGGACGACAGTGTGTCCCTTAACGAGCAAATGATTACTG